GGGCGATATTTTCTTCGACGCCTTCGGACGTCTGTTACGCCCCTTTTGTCATTGTGGCCATCTAGATGACAATCGTAGCCGGTGGATGGACACCATGCCGTAGACAGTGTAACCCACTACGAGGCATACTCACCGGCACCCCCGCCGCCTTTGGTGGCGGCGCGGTTGTAGAGCACACATGTCCGTGTCGCTCCTAATCTTGACCTCTTGTGCCCCGGCAAGTGCTGGGGTTGTATCTGCACGTGCCTCGCGTGTAGCTCTAACCGAGGTTGAATGCTTGAAAACCAAGTCGACCCCGCTCAACTCGTACCAACCCGCAAGTGCCCCGTTAAGTAACCGCACGACCACCTATCGCTCAGTCGGTGCAATCGTGCAGGTGAGGAGGGGGATTACGGCAGGCGTGCGAGAGCCTCGGGTGATAATCCCACGGTATCCGTCTGGTAAGCGGGCTGCCGGACCGTGCCAGATGCTAGCTTGGATAGCCACTGCCAAGTGTAACCAGGTCCCGCCACCTGGAATGGTGAGCACCCGAAATTTACTGCAAGATATTAGGTCGCCAGCTTACCCTGGCCCTTGAAGCGTGCCAAGGACAGACGCGTATCGCGTTCACGATCCGATTACCAGTCTTGCAGCACTATGGGTGAACCACGGAGCATTCTCTTACCTCGTGTCTAACATGTTGCATGCACTACACCTTGCGTCGGTGGTCACAGCACCTCGGCAGACCCCCGGATAACTTAGGGGAAACCTCCCTGTGATACTCGCTAAACAGGGAAAACGTAGCGAGTTCACACAAGCTGGTCCTATACGAGAGTTCACAGTCAGCCTCGGACCCAACGGCGAGACCCCTTAGGGAGAACGCGGCTACGCAACAGGCCGCCAATCCCGAAAACCCCACCACAGCATCAGCGTATCTTAGGGAATTGCAACCGTTGATAGCAGAAGTGGAGAGCCGCAGTAGTGCACCCAGCAACGTGCTCACTGCGGCAGACATCGCCAGCGTTGCGGAGAGCCTCATACGTATGGGGTTGAGCATGCTGGCAAACGCCGGTTTGACGCCTACAGGCACTCTGGCTGCTGCCCTTCATGGTGCAGCGGGGGCAAGCGAATCAAGCGAGTACTTGGCCATCTCGGACGCCGCAACTTCAAGTACTGATTCCGGAGTTCCACCTCCGCTCCTACAAGCCCAGGCCCGATGCGATGATAACGCGTCGGAGATTACTTCCACACAAGATGACCTAGCAGTCTCCGTCGAGAACTTCACGCCCTTCGAGCGGTCGAGTCTGGAACATCTCTTTTCTCTCCCACACGTGAACTACGCTGCTCTCTACCACTATCTCCCAAACGTGGTTACTACGCATACACAAAACGGCGAAATGTCCAGCGTCGTTTTAACCCACCACAATAACCGCGTCTATGCAACTGGACCGACATCTTTGGTTGCTGCTGAGAGCGCCTCCGTTACATACGTCGAGCGCCTGCGCAGCCTGTTTTCGCGGACACCAGTCCCGATGGATGTTGCCTCCGAGCTCATAACCCTTTTGAGAACCCGTTGCCCTCTCGGTTTACGAGACATCGCCTCCCAAGGTAAGACCGGCGAGCCCATGAAGGGCCACCTCATCCAGTGCTACCCAACTGTCACCGGGTCACCGATTCATTTCCGTGCACAGATGAGCAACATCGCCAACATGTGGGTCTGCCACCTTTCAACCCCAATATTGGACGTTTGCGCCCCCGGCAATCAGCGCCGCGTAGCTGAAGAAGCAGCAACTCAAGCGTACATTCGTGGGCTTCTCGATATGGTGGCTTTGCGCGTCTCTGGGATGGAAGAATTTGACGCGGAGCTATTCGACCGACTCTTTGGTGAAGAACCCGTTGTCGCCGCACCTCGCCTTGCAGCCCTTGTAGCGGCCCCTGTTGCTGCTGAACCAGAAGCCGCCGGTGAAGACCAACCACGCCGTCCAAACCAGTATGATCAGCAAATTGCAGCGCAGCCGATTCCAGTCGAGATGTGCTTCTTATGCTTCGAACCGTTGGAAGGCGGGCTTGTACCCGTACACGATCCGCTACCGGATGGCAGCCGTCACCTCATCCATCGTGAATGCTACGATGAGTACATCCGCTTTGGGCATGGGCGCACATCCACTGCTGATCAATTCGGCTACGTCTTGCGTTGCCACTGTAATCGGCCTCTGCGCAATCTCCTGAACCAGATTGTCCCACGGCGCGGTCATGTCATCAATACCCTAGAGCCCTTTGGCGAACTGAATGACGAAAATGTCGCGCAGCGCAGAAATGGCGTTCGCATCGAAGACGACCCTAATGAGTTCGCTCGTGAGGAAGCTGTCCCACGCGACGTCGATAGGCTGCCACATGCGGCCATTCGCGTTATTCCACCGCTCAACAATCAGCGCCCGTTGCCTGGGAATCTGCTCGACATGCTCACCTACTTTTACCACCCATACATCTCAGCTGACACCAATTTGGTTGTCACTGTCGCCAACGGCGAACCCGCTGGTCCGGGTAGAGTATTTGGTAACACTGCCGCGTACCCTTGCATGCTGGCGACCATGATCGCGGCTGCACAACTCGTAGCAGCTGGTAGGATTCACCCTGCCTTGGTGATGCCTGACTACTTCACACTTGTCGCGCCTGACCGGCGTCTTGGGCCTGGTGTAAATGACCCCGAAAGACTTGCACACGCACGCCGCCTCGCCGCTGCACGTGTCGTTCTGCTTCCACAAGCGTGGCAAGCTCATGGACTCAACATTTTCGCCGCCGATCTCGACGCAGTTTGTGTCATGCAAGCAGTTGGCATTGTCTTGCCCCTCTACACCATCATATCCCATCTTGACGCCAACGACAACTTCGCCGGCTTTGAAATGATCTGCCTGTATGACCCATTGACACTGCTACAACGCGACGTCGCTGGCCTGGGGGACATCCCAGGCGCGGTGTCCATACCCCCTCGTTGGCATAGGTTTGTGCAACAGCTCCACGACGGTGTCGTTATCCGGCGTCTCCCGATTGACCACACCATTGGCTTGCTAATGCCCCGTGCCTCCTGGGCCGAGCGGCGCATCATACCTCAAGTCCAGCCTATTGGCGCGCCCTGGAGTGCGCTTTGGCTCGATTTCAGCCGCGCTTACGCCGTGCCTCACGTGGCCCGTCCCGATGCGCAGTATGTCTTTGACCCTCTCCCCATCCGGGCGACCCAGGTGGCACGCATTGCGTCTATAACCCGAGAAATCGGCTTGATCGCGGCCTTACCACCACTAAATAATCGGTATCAGCCAGAAGGGGCACAACCGCCTCAACGTGTGCCTGCTGACGTCCATTTTGCTCCCGGTTTACCCGGAGTGATAGATGTCAACGCGCAGATTGAGGCAGCCATCGAGGCAGCACGGGTCGCCGTCCGACCGCCACCTCCCGCCGATGAACACCCTGTGGAGGAGCTTGCGCGTTTAGCTGCAAGGGACGCCGCACTGCCTGAGTTGGACGACGACGCCTTTGATGGTATAGAGGCGCTTTTCGGCGAACCTGTCGCCCTAGCTGCTTTGGCCTTAGTTGGTGATGAGGCAGCAGTCATGGCAATAGAGGATGCTGTTGCCGCCCGTGAACCTGAACCTGCATTGGCGCAACCGCCTGCCCCGCACCGGCCTTTCGACACCGACCCGTATGGTCTGGGACACCCGTTTCCCCTGGACGACAACGTGGTGTACGTCGGCAGCTCCTGGACGGACACGCTCCCCGGCTCACACTGGGTGGTGCTTCCTTGTCACCGCCACTCGCATGTCCCAGACCCACGTCCATTCGGGACTTCTTGCACTTGTATGGTATCAGGGCTTTTCAGCGCATTTTTCCCCTGCAAGCATCTTCGGCGGGCGAGGACATTGATACTTGGCCCGGGCGTCAACACTATACCGTTCCTCGGTACACTCCTAACCTTCAAGCGCCACTTCTACGCAGCCCTGTCTCATGGGCAGCTCCTACTCCGTATACACGCTGACCGTGCAACGTGGATGGACACAAGAACCGCCGTCGACCGTGCACCCCAGCCGGTCAACCCGGCTGGTGGTCTTGTACACATCGCCTATGCCGGCCGTGACATCCCTATACAACGGCACGGCCGTTTTGCTGCTGTGGAACATGGCCAACGTCTGACGCTCTATAGGCCTATCTCCCGCCTCGCTTATGTCAAGGGAGTATTGTCTAATGCCTGCCGTGCCTTAATCGACCACCACACCTACATCAACATGGCAAAAGGTGTTCTTTCGGGTATGGCTGTTAAAGCGTTGGAACTGATCGGCGACCCGGCCTTGATCTGCGTAACCGAAACGTTTAATATGCTCTTTCATGCCATCGGATTGCCAGCTTCCATAATGCTCCCAACCGGTGGACCCTTTCACTACCTATGCCTAGCAATCCAAACCGTCTTACACTCATTGGGCATCGGCGTGATGGGCCAAGGAATCATCATTGTTTTGGTGATCGTCATGATAAAGACCAGCTTTTACTACTTGTTCAAGGAGAAATTGGGTATGGACGGAGCTGCTTGCGACATTGGTTTTGCCGTTGCCGCTGGTATCCAAGCCTTGCCTGTCCTGTTTGTAAAGTGGCTCATGACGCCCCCTTCCGAACCCGCACTCACTTACGGTTTCCCAGCCCCAGAGAACCCAACGTTGGCATCTAATGCAGAACCCGCAGCACAAGCTCAGTTGCTACTCCAAGCATATGTGAATTCCAGGACGTTGTTACTACCTTCTGTTTACAATGCCGCCGCGACTGGAATCGTCAACTACGCAAATGCAGCTGAACACATACAGATTAACGAGATGGACGTGAACTACGCGATCGTCACTGAGGGGATTATCGAGCGCCGATATTGTGGGATGGCCTATCCTTTGGAAATTCCACTCCACAATGAGTTCAACGGCATCGAACCCCCCAAAGGGCAATGTTTCAACTACCCTTACTGCAAGAACCGCTTGGTCAAATTGAGCAAAGGCAAACGGAACTTCAACCTTTGCCCCAATTGCCTGCAAACACACCCACGTCGCCCTGGTACCGCTCCGCATTTCTTCATCCACGACGATATACGGGATGGCGTCCGCTGGACAGGCACCGTCCCGTTGTTTGACATTCGGCGCTCTATTTTTCTACCCCCTGAAGGTACCGTCGCTTACGTAGCCCCCGGCTGTTCGCTCCGCTCAACTCTCCAACTCAAGGATCTTTGGCATCCTGACAACAACACACTCGGGAGCGTCGGCCTTGTTGTTGGCTACTTCCATCCAGGCTGGTTGCCCGGGCATCAACCAGGTGGACCATCTTCCATCTACCTAGGTCTTCTTGAACGTACCTTTCTCCACGGCCAAACGTATAGCGACAGGGCCATGGACCGCTACCAGCAGTTCCTACATGAGTATACAGCCACCTTGGAACCTGGAGTCGTTGTCCCGATGGATATCGAACTCTGGCTGAAATCTCAGGAACGCGAAATGGAAATGCGGGCCGCACATGCTGCAAACCAACAGTTTGGACTATTGCCAGAAGACATCCGCGCCGGGATATTCGCTAAGAGCGAGTGGGTGCTATCAAGCAAACCCGGCCGTGGTCTTTATGGCATGTCCGTACCGCAGAAACGTATGCGTGTGCGCAACATATACATGCCGTCTGATAAGTCTCAGGCGAAGGTGGGGCCAACCGCCCGTTCGCTTGCTGAGGATTTCAAACAACATCTGGGACATCCAGACGGCAACTTCATCTATTGCGGCGCCATGGACCCACCTGGGCTCAATCGCGTCCTGCACCGTTTTGAAGACCTTAAAGACACTCACCACTTCGTGATGACCGACATCTCCAAATGCGAGACCAACAAGCATGATCGTATAGTGGACGCTCGGATGAAGTACTACCGACACCGCCTGCAATATTGGGACCCTGATTTCGAGAAGGTTATGTCAGGCTGGCGCCGAATGAAATTCAGCGCGCGGAGCAAAGGAAAGCGCTTCTCCGGACGTCTACCACCAAACATGACACTCTCTGGGGAAGTATTTACTTCCCTGGACAACTCGATGGATATCAACATACTCTTTAGACTGATACTCGTGTGTGCACTCCTCAACCTCAGCCCCGAAGCACTCCCGAAAGAACGTCTTTTGGAATATCTTGATCATTACACCTGGCTCTTCTTGTATGCAGGGACAGGCGACGACGGCATATCCGCGATCCCGAAGGTTTTCGACGGACGTGTAGTCGACATCGAGTTGGTGATGGAAAGGATGCGCAAGTATGCCGAAATGTTTGGCTTCTTGCTCAAAACCCGACTGTCAAAGAACTTCGTGGACCTTGTATTCCTTGGGTGCAGACCGTATTGGACCACCGATGGCTATCGCTGGGGCCGCCTAATCGGGCGTGCCTCTTTCAAGCACCATTGTGCCCGCGATTTGGCCGGTTGTCCGTACGAGTGGCTGCATAATGTGGCGGCTATGGAAATGCGCACCCTGCCGCATGTTCCAATCCTTTACCACATGGCGGCGACAATTGACAAGCGCTTTCGTGCACGCAAGGGCGGGCCTAAGCCGCTTAAACAGGTGGACCAACGTAAAATAGACCGTGGCATGCGCTGGGTGAAGTACGTCGACGGCCATGGCACCACCTACACCGACCGCACGATTGCAGAACTCGCGGACGTGTATTCCACCACCCCGGAAGCCATCCTGGGGCTGATAGACCAGATCGAGCGCGCGAAGTGGTTTCCCTACGCCCTTTCGGGCGACCTCTGGGACACCATTATCGCCCAAGATACTGGCTATTGACCGGCCCCCCTCAACTGAGTGTTTCGCCGAATACTAAGCGGCTAACGCAAATGAATGCACAAGCCAAAGACAGAAAAGAAACTACCCGTAAGACTCGTGCCGATTCACGAACCCCCCAGCGTCCCAACAATACACAAAAGGGTTACTGGGATAAGTGGGGCGTGTATTGGCAGCCTAACCCCGGTGTTCAACCCCCAGGGAAGGGAAAAGGGAAAGGCAAAGGAAAAGGCAAAGGAAAAGGAGGAGGAAGATCTAGATCTCAATCTGCCACGCGTGGGCGCTCGAACACCCCCTACCCCACGCGTGGTAGATCAAGATCTCAGTCAAACCAACCTAGGCCTAGAGGACAAAGCCGTTCAAACAACAATTTTGGATTCTCCTCCGGCGGACGAGGTAGGTCAAACATACCAGTCCTCTCTCAGCAGGAGACTTGGGAGCGAAGCCTTTACCATTCCTTCGCTACAGGAACCGCCTACCAACTTAGCGGAGTCCCAAGAAACGTCCCCACCGTTGACCATACCTACCCAGAGACGGCGGTATACGGCTTTCAACATCAATTCGCCGATACACGTAGCTCGGACCGCCAGCCACTCAAGTATCTTGTAGGCACCGGTACCGCAACCCAAACGGTAACGATACCGTTAGATTCAGGCTCTGCTCACGTACTAATTTATGCCCTACCTGACCAACTTGCAGCATTTGCAGTGTACAGAGACCACAATGTTGCAGATGACCCTAATCGTGATTGGCCTAATGTTGCTGAAATGGATGCTGGGATGCATGTTGCTTTTCATGATCAATATGCCAATGGCGCGACACCGGACAAGATAACAGACGCTGTGCCTGTTGTTAGTGCTAAAATCAGCAACTGGGCTGCCCTAGGGATGCCACACAACACAGCTACCGTGAATATTAGCACATCCGACCCCAAACGGACTGTTGATGTTTATGGGTACGACAAACAAAACAATCCTTTCAACAGCGTTAACCCTACTGTACCTTTAACCGAAGACATGGTTACAACAAGTTTATATTGTTTAGGTCAGGCAAAACTCACCGCTACTGTACAAACAAATGACCCGGACATAACTTACTTGTTCGAGACCAATCCCGGGAGCGTCTTTGCACAACATGATGCTTCCAACGGGAAACGTATCGACTTCACGAGTGTCACTGGCCTCAGTCGAAGTCTTTACCCACCGAACCCAGCACCAGGTGACACCCGATTGCGTACAGATCCCTACCACTTCAGTACGATAAATCGTGCGACCAATGTCCTCGTCCCAACCCCAGCTTCTACCACTCAGTTTGGAAACGATATGAAGAAAGCTAAGGCAGCTGTGGTTATGACTCATGCTGGAGATTGGCAACATTTGAGTGGGTCCATTAATGAAGTACAAGAAAAATATGCGCTGAGTTACAACAACAAGACTCACGTCGACTTGGAAGTGTATATGCAATCTTTGGACACAACAACCAACCTTGGCCTCAACCCAAAACACCCAGCTTTCCTACCCGACCCGTACCGCAGTCGGGGTGCATGGATATCCGTTCTAATCTCCGGACCAACCAACAAAGCGGGAATGATACGTATAGCCTATTCAGACTGGTACGGGGCCTTGCCTCCTGGACCTTTGGATGATGGCTACAACATTCCGAACGCAATACGAGCCTCCCCTTACCCCTACCCGGTTTGGTTTACCAAAACCCCCACTACCGGTGCAGTCCACGGCTCGAAAGACGGAGCACGTAAGCTTGTGATGGGCCTCAGAGCCGCTGTGGCCCATAAGGCCAATCCACATTTTACTGATGAGTACACCAATGATCCGAAAGTCAAACGGAACATGAATATGGTGGCGGACCATGACGAGCTTGCAAAGCCGGGCCAATCCTCTGAATCTTTCTTCGATAAAGTTCAGTCAGCCGCCGAGAAAATTGGTGGAACCATGGACGCCATGAGTAATGTTATGGCAGCAGGTGGGCGAATGTATACTTATGGGAGGGGCTTGCGGGCTTTGTTCGCTTCCGCTGAAGCGTCTGCGCCCCTCCTAACACTCCTAGCCTGAGTTTTCTAACCAATCCAAAAGCGGATGCGCAATGGAAGTGCCCAAGGGTGTGACCGCACCTCTTACGTTGTCCGAATTACGGGCCGAGATAGCCCCACTTCGACTAACGCTGAATCCGGTAGCCACCCAATTGGAATCTCACCACGCAACAACCAATCAGCAGTTCCTGCAGATTATGGCATCCTTGACCTCATTCAATCTGTCTACCGAACCCTCACTTACTGCATTGATCGGCGATCTTCAAGAGTTGGTGTTGACGTTGCTCCGCGCACGTAACGCTGAAATTCCTGTCGTGGTTGCCGAAGTGATGCGGTTGCTTGCTACACTCCCACCCACTGTCAACCCCACACCCTCTGTTTCAGTGCAGTCCCCCAACTCGCTACGCCCAGTAGCTATTGCCATGATAACAACTTTAGGGGTTTCGAGTGTACATTCTGGAATACGATGCCTAGACCAACAGGGTGCTGTCATGCTCGGTCATGCTTATGATGTAGTGGAGTTACCTGACCGTGCCTATCCATGGGGAGATTTCGTCTGGATGGAGAAACCCGTGAACGTGGATTGGTGGCCCACCTTGCATGGCATCGAGTTGGCAGTTGGCACCACATCCTACAGCGCTCTCGCTGATGGTGACCCAGGGACAATGTTTACCCCAACCGGGACAATAGTGCTACTGACCTATAATGCACTTTTGCCTTCCGTTATTACCACTATACAGGTTTCGCGGAATGCCGCTGACCTGCGATCTAATGGGTTAACCTCTTTGCGGATATATTTTGGTGATCCTTATTTTGACCCCAAACCAACTGGCCCCAATGAGGCAGTTGTGGATATTGTACTCGACCTTACTACAGTCAACCTAACCGTATCTTAATCAATGGTTTGTTGCACAGGCGCCAAGAAGAATTCGGCGCATGGAAACAGAAGTCGAACAACGAGAAATTTCCTGCGTTAAAAGGTAACTGATGAGTCTGCCGCGACAGAAAGACACTCAGGAAATGAAGCCCAACATCCAAAATGTGGCCCCCGTTGTCCCCCTTGGTGC